AAAATTATGTATCTGGAAACTTTGGGATTGGGGTAACGCCAACTCAAAAACTTCATGTGAGTGGTAATATTCTCGCCACGGGTAGTGTTACGGCGACGAGTCTCAGTGTCAACGCCAATACAGATAACACCGGTATAATTGGTAGAGCTAAGGTGGGTAGTGTGGGACACGCGGATTATGCCGCTTTTGCACACTATGATCATGGGACAACTTCAAATTATGCACTACTTCAGGGTCCTGCGGGGCAGACTTACATAAACTCGGCAAATGGTCAGACAATATATTTTAGAGAAAACAATACGGATAAAATGTTCCTCACAGGTGGAAACTTGGGAATCGGTGTAACACCAAGCACCTACAAATTGAACGTTGCGGGTGATATAAACTTTACGGGTACACTTTATCAAAACGGGACAGCTTTCTCGGGGGGTGGGGGTTCTTCTGTCTGGAGTACAACTGGAAGTGATATTTACTATACTGCTGGCAACGTCGGGATTGGATTAACTAACCCGGGTGTTAAATTAGACATAGTTAAACCATCTGGTTATACCCCGAGAATACGAATTGGTTCGAGTAGTACGTTTGCAGACGATGAGTTATTTGCAATAAGTTTTGGTGCTACTAGCACATCTATCGGTGTTCATGGTTCCACAAAAGGTGTATTTGGAAAACAAGGTTTAGCCATACATACAGCAAATACCCAAGAATTTGGTATAAAAACCGATGGTTGGACTAACTTATTTGCTATCGATTGCTCTTCAAAGAAGGCCTATTTTGCAGGCAACGTCGGGATTGGGACGACAAGTCCAAGTACAAAACTGGACGTCGTGGGTAATATAAATGTATCTGGTACAGTTTCAATTGGTAATTTACCAACTTGGCGTGTAAGTTTTAATGCTGGTAATAATGGAAACCTTACAAGTGGTAACGTAGTTTGGAATCGTAAGGAAATAGATAATAAAAATGGGTATAGTACAAGTACTGGATTGTATACAGTACAAGAAGCCGGAACTTACTACGTTTATTGTCATATGTATTCGCAAGTAAATGACCCAGATTGTGAACTTGGTTTGATTATAAATGGTTCTACAGACATAAGTAGAATTGGGTCAGCGTATTGCCGTTCTGGTACGTACGATACATATGTACCATTGGTTTTAATGTCTACACTGTATTTAGCAGTAAATGATACAATCGGTGTCAATATAAGAATTGGGGGTGTCCATTATAATAGTACTGCTATATCCTATTTTGGTGGGCACAGAATAAGTTAATTTAAATATATGTTTATACTAAATGAGCTTCCTTAATTGTACGACAACTTTTGTTGTAAATGAAGATGGTTCTTCTATATTTACAATACATATGGACGATGTCACGACAAAGTGTATGCAAAGTCTTACCCCAGACCCGGAGGATTGGATATGTAACGCAGTACATAACAGGGCACGGATCGAAGGTGAACGTATCTATAAATCCGAACTAGATCGGCACATAGAAGCCGGAACAATGCCCGCAAATCCAACGAAGGAATCCCTCATCTTGGGCTACGAAATCCCAGTCTCAACCTCAACGACTTCAAACATTGCGTAAACAAATCCCGAGCGACTACGTCACTCGTTCTCCAAACCCAACTTAAAAAAATAAACTCTTACTATACTATAAAATGTCTGGTGGTATTGCTCAACTCGTAGCTGTTGGTGCTCAGGACGTCCACCTTGTTGGTCAACCTGAGGTCAGCTTTTTCCGATCTACGTACAAACGTCACACAAACTTCTCCCAAACCGTGGAACGTCAAGTTATCCAGGGTAATGTTTCCAACGGTGGAATGTCCACTGTGCGCTTCGAACGCAAGGGTGATCTCTTAGGGTATGTCTACTTGGTCCCAAATGACGGGACTAAGACCATTGGGTACACTGACGCACAATGGCGCACCAAGATCGCCAAGGTCGAACTCCTCATTGGTGGTCAAGTTGTCGATGAACAAGATTCTACCTTTTCCACGCTCATTGCCCCCACCCTCTTTTCGACGTCCTCGTCGAAGTCCATCAGCGGTGGTCTCAACGGCTCTGGTGTGACTTCCCGATTCTACCCCCTCCGATTCTCGTTCTGTGAGAACTGGCAATCCGCTCTTCCCCTCATCTCCCTCCAGTACCACGACGTAGAACTCCGTGTCACGTGGGGTACCACCGCGGAGACTGATAAGTGGGATGTTTACGCCAACTATGCGTACTTGGATACCCAGGAACGCGAAGTTTTCGCTGGTCAACCACAAAACATGATCATGACCCAAATCCAAAAGGCGATTGCCTCGGGTTCTAAGATCCAGGAGCTCAACTTCAATCACCCAGTGAAGTACTTGGCGTCGGCGGATTCTGCGAATTTGTCTATCCTCGATGACAGTAACAAGCTCAAGCTCCAAATTAACGGTACCGATGTCGCCGACTTCAAGTTTGCGGATCCAAACTTTACGACCGTACCCCTTTACTACCACACGTCGAACGGTGGCAGTAGTACCGCGAAGAAGTTGTTCGTGTACCCATTCTGCCTTGAATCTGGAAAGCTTCAACCCACCGGTTCTCTCAACTTTTCCCGTCTCGACTCCGCCCGTATTATCAGCAGCGCTACAGAATGCACTAAGGATATTTACGCGGTCAACTACAATGTCCTCCGTATCGAGAACGGTATGGGCGGACTTTTATATTCTAACTAATTAATAAATAATGCTTTGGAAAGTAGTTTTCCTCCTCGCCATCGTTTTTGTATTGTCGTACGACCCCAAGTCCAGGACGCTTGAAAAGTTTGTTGGTCAGCCCACACCACCAACCGATCGATCCTGTGAACCTACGCATTACGAAGCCGTGCAATTTGCCCAGAGTCCCTATGAATGTCCTTTACCAGGAAAGGCCAAGATGGGTGTTCTTACTTAAAAACAAGACACCTTATATTAGTATAATGTTAATCATGGATCGCGAGACGATGCTTACCGTTGGTACTATTATTTGTGCACTCGCTGTTATCTTTTTGTTCAGGGAAATGAACAAAACGAAACAGGATATTGACAACTTTAAGAACTTCTCAGAGCATCTCGTGCGTCAGCTTAACGCACCAGCAGTTGAGACCGAGGGGGCCAGAGAAGAACCCCATGAGGAAGGAAAAAGTGAGGAATAAACATATTCACTTATTGTAACTTGCGAATGCGCAATGAAAAAATACAAGGCGATTGCAATACCTGTCAGCTTTGCTGATGATAAGCCCAAATTTCTAACAGTGAGAGATCGACGATTTAAGGATTGGATATTTGTGACGGGTGGGTGCCGGAGACGAGAAATCTTTAATCCTCTCCGGTGTGCCCTCAGAGAGTTAGAAGAAGAGACACGGGGTGTAGTCGCCCTCAAGAGTGGTGAATATACCACGTATAAGTTTACAGTTAAAGAAAGTCCGACCGTCGACCTTGAGTACAATGTATTTGTATTTTTTGTCGACTATAAAAAAAATGACCAACAATTACTCGTTAAAAAGTTTTATGAAGAAAAGCAAAAGACTAACCTAAAGAAGATTCAAAAACAACCAATAAAAAAAACATTTGACGAAAACGATTATATGAGTTTTGATACTCTTGAAGAGTTTAATACACGTAAACGCTGGAAGTTGATTGTTGATAATGTGTTGAAGAATCCAGAATTTTACGCGTGTGTAACTTCACTCAATAGAAAAACATTTTCTATTAAATAGAATGAAGTCAAAGGCTTACATCTTAATGCAGATTGGAGAACTCCTCAGAACGAACAGAGGACTCTGTGACGAAGAAGTGGAAGAATGGCTCAAAGAAAATGAAGAAAAAACAGTGTGTGAACTTCTCACGATTAAGAAGACTATCTCAGAAACCTATGAGTATCCAGATGTATCTTGTACACGTCGGTTTAGAGAATAGACACCATACATTGGTAAGTATTAAATGTTTAAACGTTGGTGTGCATCACAAAATTTTAACAATGCAACCAATCTATCACATGTGCTCATGGACGGTGGAGTCCTTTCCGTGCCTTTTGATAGATTGAATGACTTTTATGAAAAGTATATAGAAGCTGTAAAGTCTGGCGAAAAACTGTTCGTAGTTGAGCAGAAGAGTCCAGTGTATAACTTTTTTGTAGACATCGATTACAAAGATGACAGATCTCTCACACTTGATGAAATCCGCGACATTTGTAAAATCATATGTGATAAAGTGAAGCGACACGGTGGTAAAGAATGTGTGATCTCTGTATCACCACCCAAAAAAGCTGGACAACTCACAAAAACTGGTGTGCATCTCAATTGGCCAAATCTTGCTGTGGACCAGGCGTCGGCACTTGCACTCCGGGAACACATCCTCGTAGCCCTCACCAGAGCCAAAGGGTCTCTCGATTGGAATGAAATCATAGATCTCTCTGTATATGGAAATCTCACACGACGAACCAAGGGGAGTGGTCTCCGAATGCCTTGGTCACATAAATTGGCAAAGCATAACGCATGCAATGGTCAGGGGTGTCCAGAGTGTGATGGGACGGGTAAAAATATTCAAGTCGCCTATCTCCCCATTTTCATATATAAGCACGGACCATTGAGTACATTAATGCGAATCGATCAGCAACCGTGTCTCGATATTCTCAAAATGTCAGCGGTTCGCACCGATGCTCCACAGAATGTCGTGGTGGAACATCCATCTGTTGTGATCAAGGAGGGTACGTTTACAGACGCACAGACAAAGGATGAACTCCACGATGAAGAGTTGAGATCTATGATTGAGGATTTTATTCAGAAAAATATGGAGGGTCAAGGTGGGGCTATAATCACAAAACTCTTTAGACACAAAGATACATATCTCGTATCAACAAACTCAAAGTATTGTGAAAATCTTAAGAGAGCCCATGGCTCAAATCACATTTGGTTTTATATCAGTGGTCGTGTTATCGCACAAAAATGTTTTTGTCGTTGTGAAACCATACGGGGAAGGCGCGACGGGTTTTGTAAAGATTTTTATGGACGTAAACATGAACTTCATTCTAAAATTGTGGACAAGTTATATCCCCAAAAGAGTGATATTCAAAAATGTCCAGAGATTAAAAAGTTTGAAGATAAACCAAAAGTCAAACATTTTGATGTGAAACCCAAATTGGAATCATTTATCCAAAGATTTCTTGATGGTCAGAAAGACACACAGGTGATTAGTATCTCTAGGCAGAATAATAATTTCATAGCCCTCACAACCTCAAGTTATTGTGAAAATATCAAAGGTGCACACAACGATGGTATTACAATGTCATATGAAATCAAGAAGAACAAGATTAATCAGAAATGTCCGGAGTGTAAGAAGTCCAATGCGAGAACACATATATTAAGTACAAGTGTTGTCAAGGGGTTGTATCCAAGTTGAAAAAAATAAGCAATACTATCAGAAGATGTCACTTATTCTGATTGGTGCTACTTTATATATGGTATACAAACTTGTTGATGAGATTGAACATAAAGAGCCGATACCACAAGTTGATCCGTTTCACATGTATTCTGGTGTACATCCAGAACTTTACAAGGAATATCTTGACAATATGAAACTGTACAGAGACACACAGTCCAAGGAGTTTCTAAAGAAGGCTATATACAGCCTTGAAGAACTTGCATTATATGCCGAACCGGAATACACTGAAGAAATACATGAAAAGATACTTAAACAAGAGTCTTTATTTATATAAAAATGGTAGATACCAGAACGAGATCTGGACGAATTATTAAAAAGCCCGTCACATTCAAGCCCACTGAAACTGTATTAGAAGACGATTACGCGGAAGACGAACACGACACTGACTTTGATTCTGATATCGACACAGACGATGAGATCTATTCTGGGAGTGAGAGTGAATACGACGACGAAGACGAGGATGAGAATGGCAATTTGGATGGGTTCGTTGTGGATGACGAGAGCGAGGAAGAATAGACTTAAAAAGATCCCGTGCTATATTAAAAAATGGAAACAGATATAGGAAATCCTATTGATTATGATCCATCGATTGATTCATTGAAAGATGATAAGAATGAAGATAATACATATCAACGGGGGGAACAACAGGACCCGTATTATTTTCAACCTCAGATGCCACAACATGATATGATGTATCAGAGTCAACCACAAGCTACTAGTAATGATATATTCGCGAATGTCGAAAAGTCCACTTGGATTATAGCATTCGCGGTATTCTTACTTGGCTTTTTCATGGGGAAAACCATGCAACCAGTCATACTCAGATACACTTGAGTACCCAACAAACGTACCAATCGCACCAACCTTTGGTGGTATGAATCGGTCTGTCACCGGACCTCTATACGTATCTTCTACAAAACCCTTTATAGTACTCACCTCCTCCGTTTCCTCTGTTTTGTTTTTTACTTTAAGTTCTGGATTAAAAAACAAAATAAAGAATGCACTAGTCAAAATGACGGTGATTAATATAGTTAACATTTCTTTTTACAATTAGGTTATATTTTATTTCATTTACGCAGACGACACCTCTGGCTCACCTTCTTCTGTGGACTCTTCAATCTTTGCATCCGTGGATGATTCATCGTTGACGATCTGCTCGCGGAACTTGCGACGTTCTTCAATCTCAGCGGCAACAATGGCGTCCGCTTCCTTGACGAGCTCCTCAATTGGGGAGTCCGGCTTTTCCTTTTGGAGACGCTCAAGGACTTCAGCTGGATGACTGACTGGTGGTTCGTCCGGCTTGGTGTAGAACCGAGAGTTGTCATCACCCGGGGTCATGTGAGACGTAGAACTCATCATGCCTTGCTTGCGTTCTTGGAACATGCGAGCTGCTTGGGATTGATTCTCTCTGTATCCAACCATGATTTCTTCGAGCTTTTGGTCAGTGTAGTGAACATCCTCAATCGCAGTTGGATCCGGTGGGATTAACAACCACTTGTACATGTCAACGACGTAGATATCAAACGTGGCATCTTCCTTTTGAAGACGCTTGGCGTGATTCGAGGCTTCATCCTTCGACGCAAAAGCACCGCGGATCTTAATTCCAAACTTATCATTCTTCTGTGGGGCTTCTGGACCAACCACAGAGAGGCACGCGTAGAGTTGACCGGGAACAGTTGTGTAATCTTGTTCGAGAGACATGATATTATACGTTGTATTGCATTTAAAACTTTAAGCCAACTTAAAAGCAAGTATGTACTGTATGTAAATGAGAACATTTTGGGATAAACAATCATGGGCGACCGGGTTGAGTGCACAACGCACAAAGAAAGCAGATCCCGAAAAACTCCCCGATGGTTTTGAATGGTCGACGCATTCGATTGATGCAATTTACACTTTTTTAAAAGAAAACTACGTGTCAGATGACAATTTTAATTTAAGATACACCGTGGATTCCCTGAAATGGGCTATAGAGGTTCCAGGTCATCAAAACATTTGTATAGATGACGCACATACAAAAGAACTAATAGGTCTTATATGTCTGACACCATTAAACCTAAAACTAAACGACGCAGAAGTTAGGGCTGTACAAGTAAACTTTTTGTGCGTACACAAAGAGTATCGAGGTAAGAAAATCGTAGAATATCTGATTACAGAAGCAAAGCGCGTTTCGGAAAATAAAAATAGAAATCAATCGATTGCCACTATACATCATTCAATTCCGGGATCAATTTTAAAGTCATCGTATTGGCATCGTCTCATTAATGTACAAAAACTATCAAAGTGTGGCTTTTATACGACAAACCGACCCAAGGCAAAAGTCTTTGAAATACGGGGTAGATCGTATTTTAGAAAGATGGTATCCAGTGACGTTCCCAAGGTCACACAAATATTGAAAGAGTACTTCAAAAAGTTTAAAATTGCCCCAGTTGTAAACGATTCATGGGTCAGGCATTGGCTTATGCCACGAGATGGTGTGGTGTACTCTTATTTGAATGATGAAACGGGTGAGTTTCTTTCATTTTATAGCATCCCCTATGATACGATTGATAATTCAGAGACTGTGAATCAAGCCTATCTATTTTACATGACGGGTGATAATTTTAATGACGCATTTTTAATTGCGAAAAATGAAGGTTTTGACGTTTTTAACACCTTAGACGTCGCACACAATGAAGATGTGTTAAAAAAACATAGATTTTTACGAGGATCTGGCTACGTGAATTATCATATATTTGACTGGACATTGAATTGTGAAAGTAACATAAATATAATAATCCCATAAACTACAATGGAAGAGATTCGCCGTAACCACAATGACGCGAAGCGTGCGTTGATCCAATATGTGACCCGAGAGGGTGATCAAATATTGGATGTTGGGTGTGGTTTTGGTGGAGATCTTCAAAAATGGCACATGTGTGGGGCAAATATGAGTATGTGTGACCCGGAGCCAAGTGCTCTAGTGGAAGCTCGATCCCGTGCCAAGAATATGCACATGCGTGTCAACTTTTATGAAGGTGACATACACCAATGCCCAAATAGAAAGTTTGATATCGTGTGTTATAACTTTTCACTTCATTATATTTTTGAGACCAGAGATATGTTTTTTAGTGCATTGCGAGAAATTAGAAAGAGGATGAAACCCGGTGGCAAGTTGATTGGTATCATCCCAGATTCTGAAAAGATTATATTCAACACACCCCTCAAGGATGCTATGGGAAACTTCTTTCTCATGAAGACCCATGGAAATGGCGGGTACGGTGAAAAGTTATTTGTAAACCTAGCGGATACCCCATTTTACGCCGATGGCCCTAGATCCGAACCGATTGCATACAAAGACCTTCTCGTGACCCATCTAGAGGAGTTGGGCTTTACCCTAGAATTGTGGGAAGGTCTCGAGGGAAATCCAATATCGGAGTTGTATAGTAAATTTATCTTTGTATATAAGAAATGATTGCATTCATCATATTACTTCTTGTCAACTTATGGATATTGCAATCCTTACGTGAACCTGAAGAACTCACGCAAGTCAAAGAGAAATATCAAGTTCTCAGGGAACATTTGGAAAACACAAAGAATGAAAAGTTCAAGATGTTAACACGGTGCGTTCCAATCACAGGTATTCATCGCATGTCAGGTACGGTTGGCTATAACACAAACAAGGGACATAATATTGTATTGTGCATCAGTGGAACATCAAATCAAATTTTCCATGTCCTCATACACGAGTTGGCTCATTGTACAGTCGATGAATACTCACACTCTGAAGAGTTTTGGAACAACTATGTAGAACTGCGTGACATATGCGTCAATTTGGGTATATACGAGACGATACCAGAACGAACAAAGTTTTGTGGTAAACACATCCAGGATAAATAATCTAGTTGTACTTTAAATGAAAACACCACTTCGTGTTGTGCTCACTGTTATCCTATACTGGCTTGTAATATATGGTGTCACTGTCATTCCACACATGAGTAGCAATTACAACCTCAACTTGGCTTTAATGACGATTGTCATTCCAAACATACTTCGTCTCGTTGTTGGAAGTATTCCACGTCTTGCAGTGGATCGCCTATTTATGATATCGACGAGCATTATCGCGTTTATAATCACATTCTTGGTGAATACGGTGTGGGGTGATACGAAGGATGCGGTCAAGGAATACGGGAGTGACAGGGGCAAGACGCTTAAATTGAGTGCCTTGCTCATGACAGCATTTACTGCAGGGGCTTTGATTACCTATTATACAGGTATCGATAATTCAATCTATAGTAATATGGGTTGGGAATCGAACAATCAGGGCTTCACGATGTAGTCCTTCACGATGTAGAAGGCTACCGCCGCGACTAAACCAGTAGACGCCAAACCAACCATGCTTCTACTCCCTTGTTCGTTAAGGAACTTGGGAATAGAGGTCACTAACTTGTCTTGCACAGGCTTGCTGACAGCAAGAGCCGCAGCTGCACCCGCCACGAGCGCGATCATTTGGTCGTCTGTGAGGTTGAGTGGGTTCTTGCTTTCTGGCTTCTTCGCTTGTGGTTCGGAAACCATGTAACCACCCTGAGGTTGTGGTGCGGTCATTTGTGGCATCATACCCTGCATTCTGGGTTCATCGGTCATCATTGGTGGTTCCATCATAATATCGTGAATGGGGGTAGAGTCCATCGTTTCTTTATTTGAGTTTATATTTTTTTCAGTGTTAACAAACGCTGTTGTATTATTTTGATTTAAGGAAACCATGCCATCTCCGTTGTCTGAAAGATTCATGGTATTTACTTCCGTAGCCATTTAATATATCCATATGTTTTTGAGAAATCTGAGTGACGCACCCCTAGGTGACTCGCGTGAGTCTCACCTACAGCGTGTTCACCAAGGGTCTTGCGCCCTGAAGGAAATACATGCATACCACGAAGATGGCGACCGAATCGCTTAAGGGAATAGTCCATTTTCATAACAACGATGAATGACTATGTGCATCAACCCATGATTACCTATATAGGTAATAAGAGGAAACTCGTCTCCACCATTGAGGACGTCATCAAAAAACTCAATCCAAAGACATGCGTTGATACATTTTCAGGGTCTGGGGTTGTGTCTAGAATGTTACTTACACATTGTGATACATTATATGTAAATGACCTAGAGAGATATTGTGAAGTGTTATCACACTGTTTTTTGAAAACACCCTCATTTGATGATCAAGCAGAGATACAAAGACATATACAACACATGAATACATGTCCAATAGCGGATGGACTATTTTCGGAACTCTATGCACCACGCGATTCGAATCAGATCCAAGAGGGAGAACGGTGTTTCTACACAAAAGAAAATGCAAACCGTATCGATGGTATGATTGCATACATTGAGACTCACGTTCCTGCGCATCTAAAGATGTACTGTCTCGGACCCCTCATCGTTAAGGCGAGCATACATACAAATACATCTGGGGTATTCAAAGGGTTTCACAAAGGTGGGTGGGGTGGTAAAGGTGGTCACGCCCTAGAACGTATTACACGGAGGATTGATGTCGAATGTCCAAAGTGGTTTGAAACGCCAAAAGATGTCAAGGTACATCGTCAAGATGCGTGTGCATTTATGGAGAATCTCCCTCCAGTTGACCTCATCTACTTGGATCCACCATACAATCAACATCCATATGGTTCAAATTACTTCATGCTAAATCTACTATGTACGAACGAGAGACCTCATACACTTTCAAAAGTATCAGGTATCCCTGGAGATTGGAATAAAAGTCAGTACAATTACAAGAACAAAATTAGAGAAGCTATGGAACGTACCTTGCGTATAGCGACACAAAAGGCTAAATATACCCTAGTATCCTACAACAATGAAGGCTTCATCACCCCAGAACAATGGGAGGAAATCCTAAAACCCTACACACATGAAAAAATTGAAATAGACTATAGTTGCTATAAGGGAAGTCGAAACTTAAAAAATCGTTCAAATAAGGTCACGGAGTTCTTATTTGTTATTTCGTCTTTGTAATTTTGAGCGCAGTTTTCTTCGTAGCCTTCTTTGCGTCATCCTCTCTCTGTTGCATGTGTTTGGGGTTGTACATCTTGTTGTGAAGTCTCCATAGATCCGGACCCCCAACTCTAAAGTTCTTGCGTATAGACGCTTTGTACCAGAATACACAATCCTGTATCCTGTTAGATTTCACGGTATTATCTAACACGAGGCATTCGTAGTTTTCTGTGCACGCATCCATCACTTTGTTAAACATATCAAAGCTTGGAAAGATACCAAAGAAAGATTTATACAACTTTTCCCTATTCTGGAGAATGTTCTCTCTGAGTAGGAACACGTAATCTATATTTGCTCTGAGTGCTGGTGGAAGATCCATACAGTACTGCATCGTCAACATGAAAAAGATCTTCCAGTGCCGTCCATTCATAAAACACTGCCTGATGCATGTGTCCTTGAGGAACTTGTTGTCATACATACAATCATCAAGTAACATGAATGCCCCACAATTTGACTTACCTTCGCCAACCAATTTCCGTTGTCTCGCCATAACCCGTTCTATGGCGTCTCTGTCGTAGTCGCCATAAACAAAAAGATCGGGGATAAATTCGGAATAAAAGTGATTCCCCTCCTCCGTTCCTGAGAGAACTATACCAGCTGGAAGATGTTTCTTGTGGTACATGATATCCTTTACCAATGTTGATTTACCAGTGTTTCGTTTGCCAATAAATACACACACTCTATCATCCGATATCTTCTCGGGATTGAATTTCTTCAGTTGAAGATTCATTCTATTGTAGTGTCCCGTTTTATTTCATAAAATTTTACTCACATAAAGTAGAAGGAATGTCAGGTCGTTTAAGACTTGCCACGACTGGGGTCCAAGACCAATGGCTCACAGGTGATCCACAATTTTCGTATTTCCTGATGAATTTCAAGAGACATACAAAGTTTGCGATTGATTATTTCGAAACCCAGTTTGATGGTGATATAGATTTCGATAAAATCATCAAGACATCAATTCCAAGTGACAAGGGTGATCTCATAAAGAATATGACGGTGAAGATTACATTAGCTGATCCAACACCTGACACGCCTGGTACCAATGACGTCTACTGGACACCATCTATATGTTCACATCTCATTGAATATGCTGAACTTGTTATAGGTGGTCAGGTGATTGAACGACTCACGGGTGAGTATATTTACATACATCAACAACTATACAATACAAACGATGATGTTACACAGTCATTGTATTTTATGAATGGTCATGGAAACTTTTTGACGTATACTGGTGATTATGATTACTATATAGATCTCCCATTCTACTTTTATCGTAACCCAACATTGGCTATACCCACGTGCGCTCTTACGAAACAACAGGTGGAAGTTCGAATTAAAACCCGTCCACTGAATGAACTTATTTTTGGTGGCGCACCCCCAAATGTTGTAGGTGCCATACGCAAGTTATCACTCGATACAGAGTTTGTATACGTCACAGGCGACGAGCGTGCATACTTCATGTCACGCCCAATCGAGCATGTTATTACACAACTCCAGATGTCCCAGTTTGTGATGAAACCTGGTGAGACTACAAAGTCAGTTATGTTGAACTTTAAACACCCAGTGAAAGAAATGTTCTTCACATCTCGCCCAGATGATTTTAATGCCACATTCAATTGTCCAAATGAATATACAACGATCAAGAACTTGGAACTCCGTTTTAATGATAAAATTGTATTTAATCTCGACAACAAACCCCTGGTGTATGCACAATCGTTACGACATCACACCAATTCACCGATTGTTTTGAATACGCTCGCACCTCATCTAGGTATTGTGCAATTGAAATCAGACTTCGCAATGTATAGTTTCTCAATGAATCCCCAAGTTCATTACCCAACTGGGCAAGTGAATATGAGTCGTATTGCCCATAAATTACTTACAGTTGAAATAGAACCAGCACAAAGTTCATATCCGAATGTCACACGTGTATACGCTGTCAACTACAATGTACTTTGTTTTAGAAGTGGTTTAGCTGGTTTAAAATTTTAGACTCTTATAGTAGTAATGGCTGGTCGTATTCAGCTTGAAACATCTGGACCCCAAGACAGGTTCTTTACGATTGATCCAGATTATACACATTTCTTGGAAAGTTTTAAAAAACATTCAAACTTTTCAGTCGAACATGTATTTTTAGATCCAGAAAATGAAGCTGACTTTGGAAAGACTATAAAGTTTACAATATCACAGAATCAGGCTGACCTTTTAAGGAATGTAGCACTCAGTGTGAAATTGCCAAAGCTTGACAGTTCCTATGATGTTGGGTATATCGAGTCGATTGGACACGCACTCATTGAACACGTAGATCTCGTGATAGGTGATGTAATCGTTCAACGCATCACAAGTGACTATCTTCAGATATATTCAGAACACAACGTCACTCAAACCAAGCAAAAGACTTTAGAAAAGTTAATTGGAAAATATTCATTCCGAACGTCAGCCACCCGAGTCTCAAACCCAAGTATCATAGGTTTTTTGGGAAAAGCGACAACATCTCAAGAGTATTTCATTGACGTACCATTTTACTTTTATAACAATCCAGAACTTTCTATACCACTCTGTGCTATAACAAAACAGGAAGTCGAAGTACACATTAAATTGAGAAATTACACCGACTTGATTGTCGACACAAGTGATGGAACATATAAACCGTTGACGTATACACCTAAAATTGAAAGTCTTTCATTATGTGCAGAGTGTGTGTTCCTCGATACGTGTGAACGAGTCAAAACAAAGCATGCAAAAAGGGACTTTATCATCACCCAGATACAGCAGAATGTTTTTGATATTCCACAAAATGTTCAGGGAGGTCAATTCAAATTATCATTTGTAAACCCAGTCAAGGAATTGTATTTTGTTATTCAACGTAAAGATGGATTTGTGACTCCATTTGATTATGATAATACACTGGCAATTGTAGACAATAAGTTTATACTGTATGAAAACTTGGATTACTTATCACTCACTCTTGATGGTGAGGAAGTCATTTCACGGGATACGGGGGACTATGTCTTTTTAAAAGCCGCACAAGGTGCCATTCATCATTCAAAGACTCAACTTATCCGTCGATTCTATTCGTACAGTTTCGCATGCGAACCGGAAAAATGGTATCCAACCGGACAACTGAACTTTAGTGTCATAAAAGAGCAAATTCTTAACCTAAGTCTAACCCCATGTACAACATCCTCAAGACAAGCTCGTGTATACGCGCTCAGTTATAACATCCTTCGAGTACGTGAGGGAATTGCCAAGACAATTTTTAATCATTAATAGTACAATGATGAAAACGGGATTCGGAGAATCATCTGGGCTTTACGAAGAAGCCCAAACAAATGCACTTATTGGTATTTTAACGCCAGTTCTTGAACAGAGTATGGTACTCGCATCACAATATGCAAAAGCATGTGGCCGAGATACAGTCCTTGGAAAAGATATGGAATACGCGATCAAGTACTGTGCCATGCACACCGTTGGTAGAAACACAGGATCACTCTTTCCAGAGATATATGATGAAGATTCCTCAGACGAAGATGATATTCTGGAAGATGTGGATGAATCCGAGTGTCCACCATTTGAGCCATACGCAGGTGAAGATCCTATCTTCCAGAAGATGAATGAATCGTATGAAAATTGGGGCAGCTGGGTCCCACAAAGTCCGGTAGAAGAGATGTTAAAAAATGCTATTAATAGTAATGGGCACATCTGATCTAGAGGGATGGACAATTTCGGAATATAAGACATTCAAAGTATCAGGGGACGATACTGAGAGTAGCTCCGAGGACGGTTCTTCCAGTGAAGAGGAGGATGAACAAATATTTACAAAATCAAAAATCATCAGACGAAAACAATACAAGAGGATCCATGAGGAAGAATTATTACCCGAATAATTTTTCTTTACATACTATATAAAACTTACAATGGACACCGCGGTCAAAACTGTGAACCTTGTCACCCAAGAATTGGAAACCCAATCTCTCAACGCGATTGTCGCTGGCTTCTCCTTCGCCGCGGCCCTTTCCTGGATGGACCTCGTCCGCTGGATCATTGGTCAGCTCATTAAGGTGCCAAAGAACGGTGGCAGCCAATACTTGCTCACCGCGATCTTGACGACGTTGTTGTCTATCGTTGTCTACTTGACCATCGCGCGTATCTCTACCCGTGTGTCCAAGCCAGCTCAACCAGTGTTCGCGATTACCCGATAATTTGGTCGTCGTATATACAACAATAGTAAACCAACCAGAACTATAATAAATATAGTTATATACTCATTCCATCTATAAGGATTCTCAAACTCAGGAATGCTTACAGGCGGTGGTAGTTCCTTGTGTACCACCTCAAGGGGTACTTTAGGCAACCCCTTTAATTTATCCGTAGAACATGTGATTTCAAACTTCAATATGTGATCTTGATTTCTGAAATCGTATGGTATCAAACGCCCATGACTCGTATAGAAAAACTCGACCCTAATATCTCGAATGTGTTTTTGTGGCCCGGTGTGAAATTCGTGTACAACTGGGTCATCGGACCCATTGTAATTTATGAACTGTGACCCGTTGAGAAGAATATGACCCGTGTAGAATGGCGACATGGTATACACAGATTTCGTAAAATTGTCGGACCCCGCTGTAAGTTTGAGAACGAGGGAGTTTGGTCCATTCAAGTTGATAGCTCCTGATGTGAGAACATTACTCGTTGATGTTTGGTTATTTGAATCAAACCCAATAATTTGATGTGGCGTTGTTACCGGTAATGTATTACTCAGGTATCCACGTGTTCCCGAATAGAATTCAAACGTAAAGTCGTGCGTACCAGCTGACGTATTCGAAAATATAAGAACGTTTCGATCACCATCAAATGTCACCAAATCAACATTTGATGTTGGGGGTGACAACTTAATATCAAGGTCCGCCGCCAAATCAGTCCCAGATGAATAATTCGTCTCATCAAGTGTGACATCCACACCATCCACACTAAACACTTTATTCGTTGTATTTACAAGAAGTTGGGGTGTTGGGATGTGCGCAGAAATCAACTTAATTGTTGTTACGTCATAAATTGGATTACTTAAAGTAACAACATAGTTGTTCGCGTATGGGTGTATGATTGGATCACGCTCACTACTATCAATATCAAGGGTATGAACCTTCATTAAAATTAGGGTATATAATTTTAATGATTGTTTTTGTCTATGGTCGAAATGGTATATTTACGAAAGGCTGTGTGCCAATGGGTTGTTCTGGAGTTGTCTCTTTGCGATATCCAATGATCTGGAGTTTGGATTTTCATTGCCCTTGTACGCGTTGAACTGGTGGAATGGCTTTTGTTGATACTGTTGAGACCAAGCACCATTTGCGGCGTTCACACGACCATCGATGCGTGTAGTATCCGATCGCACAGTTGTGAGATGACCACGTGTTTGAGCGACATTCATACGACCTGGGTTACCCATACGGTTCGCCTTACCTCTACGATCTTCTGGGCGGAAACCATACTTCATCAACTCCTCGTTATTCTTGGTTGTCACTTGAGCGGCCGCGCTGTTCACATAAGCACCATGGAAACTATGAATACCTGGGGCTGGTTGGTTATTGTACATGTATTGTTCATCGTTGCGATCACCCTTGAAACGAGTTGGGTCTTGGGAGACCGATTGCGCTGAAATGTGACGCTTCGCACCACTGAAACCCAAACCATCTGCGCGATGTCCAGTTTCCGAACGATTCGTTGTTCGCATCGTTTTCTGGTGACTTTGTCTGGGAACGGCGCCTGACATACCCTGTGCGCGACCCGCCATCATTGGAAGGCGAGATGGTAAGAAGGCAGTCTTTTCGGGCATATTGTGGGTCAATTGACCAACAACCGCTGAACGACCACCGGTGATATCCATCGCTGGACCGGTTCGCCCTGGGAGTGTCGTTAGCCTGTGTTCACCGACATTGATTGGATTTATTCGTAACATTTGCTGGTAACCACCGACAGCTGGTACGTTTGGACCAACACCCAAACCTGGACCAACCATCTGTTTTTCAATTGGGGACAAGTTGTTCATGCGACCTTGATCGTACATACGGTCTCGCATAGATAACACCTCCTGACCACCCGTTCTATGTTGTACACCAATATCAGCAAAACTCTCGACTTCTCTCTTCGCTGGAACTTGGACACGGGATTCAAACATGGACTCTGTGTAAATCATGGGCTCTTGAGACAACCCAATGTCCTGACCGGGTTCAACAACTCGGGGTGCAACTTGGGGTGGTTTAGATTTATCACTTAGGGTGCGACCAGCATAAATTAATCCGGCAACCGCGATAACTGAAATAGGGTCAGCCATTCTTATTTCTTATTAACATTTTTATTACCGTATCTTTGTTGGAAGAGTCCGTTCTGGAGTTCAGCTCGGGTACTCGTTGGTTCGTACGTCATGGTTCGGAGTGGAACCTTACATTCCGTATTCATGAGTGGGAACAAATTACGTTCGTGCGTTTGAACAATGTTCTTGCCAAACTTAGTGGTGCTTTGAGGTCTGAGTTGATCGCTTATATCAATAAAGTTCGCTGGTGAACCCTTGCCAGCCATGTATGGGGCGGTACCGTACAACATCGTGTTTGGACGGCAACTGCCACAGTTAAGTGAGCTGGGCTGAGGGTACACAAAAACTTCATCTGTAGCTCTGACAGATGGGAGCGCGCCAGTATTTTGGACAATCGATAAACCAGGCTGAAGTTGGTACGCCATTTATTATTACACGAGAATATTTATTATCTAAGCTGGGCCATTACCACCGCCAAACATTCCACCACGAATGTCGCCCGCAGAATCAAGACCACCAAACGCTTCAAGTTGAACACCACGAGCATTTGGATTGCACGCGCCTGGGTGTGTTTTGCACATCGCACCACCCTTGGAGCCATAAAGCCATTCCGCAAACTTTGTTTGATCGCCTGGAATATTAGAGACTGGGGTACTCACAAACTGGCGAGCGTATGCGTTTCGCTGAAATGCTGGGAGAGCCGATCGAGAACGACCCGCGTCATATGGAACGCGGTTATCGAGGTGGTGTTGAACAAATGGCTTCACAGTTGGGTAATAACACGCTTCCAAACGATTTGGTGCATCCGTGTAATCTGTGATCAACACATTGCCCATTGGGTTATCGGAAGAAGGCATTTGACACGTTGGCTCCATCACACGCCCCCCATACATCTCTCTGACCATCTTCGATCGGTACATAACATAAAGAACACCCAAAACAGTTGCACCCAATATAAAGATACGTGGGTCACGTCTAACTAAATAGATAATGGAACACGCATAGATGATAAAACGCGAGGCTGCGTTTATTCTATCTTCTGGAGTTTGATTTTTGTTTGGCCAGAATTGAGACACTCTGTCCGCTCTGATGAGCTCACGTGGGTCTTCGAACCAGGCCTTCATTTAATATACGATGAGGTTTATTTTTTCATCATACCGCCAAACATGCTACTCATCATCTTCATCATAGCGTCCTGATCAAGCTCACCACCATCAGTTTGCATTTTGTCGGCACAATCTTTTGCGATAGATTCAATCAGAGAGAGGGTTTCTGCCGGGACTGATGTGATGGTGGTACCAAGCATGTACAGCGTTTGAAGGTACTGCCATGTAGCGGCCTTCGTGTTTGCATTCATTTGAGCCCAAAGGTTCTTGATATTGAGTTCTCGGAGAATTTCAACCTTTTCAATCTCTTCGAGGAGGAAGGTATCATCCTTTGACGAAATCTTATCGGCGTAGGGTGAAACACCTTTCATAAATGTGTCTACAGCCATTCTGGGGTTGGCAGTCTTCAAGACTTCGAAAGAAGTTATAAACTTCTTAACGTTTTTTTCATCTGGAAAAGTCTTATGCAATTCCACAAGAAATTGTGAGAGCATATCATTGAATGCCGTGACAGAGGTCATTTGATATACTGGGGGTGTAATCTTTAAGTTTAAAAGGGTTCCATTGATATGGCCTCCTTTTGCCCGAGGCCGTTAGACACTATAAAAAACACGAGAATTGCATTAAGAACGGCTGGTTTGGTATATTTATTTAACTCTAATTTTCCTTCATTGTTAAGTTGAGCTTTTGCGTGAATGTATACAGCGGTGATGGCTCCACCAATAAGAGCCGCGCTCATTGGATCGCGAAGATAGTCGGACAATTCCATTTAATTATACGCAGTTTTTTTTGCTCGGTATTCTGGTGCATCGCCAAAAAGTACACCATCATCCTGGGGTTGTGGTGGTGGCACTTGACTGGGTTGGGGTGGATACATGTCTTCGGGCTCGGGTGCTTGCACACCTGGTACAGTTTTGAATTCGTTTTCAAGACCAGTGGGTTGTAAATCCCCCATACTGTCCATAGGTGGTGGGACGTCGTTATTCATTTCTGGTTCTTCTGGGAATGAATCCTCCATACTGGGCATTTCATCTGAACCCTCAAATACATCGGGGTCTTCGGCGTCATGAACCTCAGAGTCGAGATCAATATCACGACTGTCTTGAGACATGTAGGTTTGAAGAATTTGTTGTACTGGAATCAACTCCTTTACACTGTTTTCGATGCACGTACATATACGCACAGTCAACTTCTCGTCACGCACGTATTCACTTTGTTCCTCATGGAAAATGTAAGGGTCTTTGTACAAGTCTCTCGCCATATTGTTGTAACATGTCTGAACGAATACCTCGTTCGTGGGGAGCTTGAGAGCGATCTTCTTGTTGTCAGACTTGAGGCGAACGGCGGACAGAATCTTTGTGCACGCCACAAATACAGCCGCGAGCAAGTCATTGAACCACGCACAACGGTCTGCGATGTTATCGGTATGTTGCTTCGACATTTGATTCGACCAATTTGGAACTTCCTTGAGTAACTTTTGGTACATCACCAAAACCTTGCGTCCCTTGGAAAGTTTCGACGCTTCGTCGTACATATTATGAAAAACTTCAATCATAGCTGGACACATGATCATACACAATTGTCCTAAATATTCACGTTTCGCTTCTACTAAAACGTTGAGGTTATCCATTTATGATTAAGGGGTTTTTTAATAATAGTTTTACTACGCAGTTCTCCTGTATTTGTTAGCAATCTTCTTCAGGTTCATGAGATTTGGAAAATCGGATGTATCGTCTTCTTTGGCCGTCTTTTCCTTTTTGGTTTTGGGTGTGGCCCAGTTTACATAAATCTCGTAGTCACTCACGACTTGAACCTTAAACCCACCCAGTTGAAATTGTCGAGCGACGTATCGTGCCGCCGCAGCACGGTCAAATGTAGGATATCCCATGAGAAATGTTGGCACAATTAGAAATATCTGTTTGTTTCCCAGTTCAACCGACTGTTTGATCTTACGAGAAAACTGTTCGTAAATTTTGGTGTAAATATCTTTACGAATCTGTTTTCTCTTGTCATCAATTTTGGTAATATCATTGATGCTGAGCATTATATTTACTGTAGTTTAATTTTTGCGTTTTCTAACTCACTCAATTTTGGGACCGCGGCCTCCTTGACAAGTTTATAGTCTATAAACTCCTTGCCTGACGCACCCTCTGTGTATGGTGAGACGTCAACAGGCGTTTGCACACCAAGTGGTTGAGTTCGCAATGAAATCAATCGCACATTTGAGTCCTTCACTTCAAACGATGCAACAACAGAGACACCATATGCAAACCCACTGTTCTTCACAGCCATAAACATGCACTCGTATATGTTGTTACCAACACCTCTATACATCGTAACCTTGGTCGTTTCAATAATGTAGGTGCAGAGTCCTGTACGCTTTTCAATTTCCTTGTTCGCCAAAAGAACAAATTCTTGCATCAAGTCGTTGTTCACTTTTGCTTCAGCCTGGGAGTAACCCGTGAGGTCTGGTCTGGGGTCATCCAACTGGATAAAACCTGTTGGTTTAGTGTAGCCTGAAAGTCCAAATGACTCCGTGAATGGTTCACGTCTGGTTAACATGATAACAATGACAAGAAGGATGAGGATCAAATACAACTTCATCTTTATTATTATGCGTTAATTTTTTTTTATAAAATACCATGTAGATAATAGATGTCGCTTTTGGTTTATAGTCCAAGGTGTAAGCATTCAATGGAAATTATTGAATATATTAATAATCATACACAACTTCAACAACTTGTACACTACCATAATGTAAATACCCAGGGTATTCCACCTGCGTACCGTAATAAGATTACACGTGTGCCCACTCTACTTACAAAAAATGGCAAGATTCTCGTTGGAAACGAAATCAAAAACTGGTTAGAATCTCTATTACCAAATGACGAGATTCAACATTGGGGTATAGGTGATATGTCATCTATGACAAACTTAGATGGTGGTGACAATTGTGGCGATATGTTCACGTTAGACAACTACGGTCAATCGTTACAACCAGCGATGACCAAAGAATTAGAAGCGAAGATAAATAGAGATGTCGCAAAGGGCACTGTGTATACGGAACAGATATAAAGATCTAACGCGTATAATTTAATAGATATGAAATTGGTTACAATCCAGGCTTCGGCCGTGAAGTCTATTTTTGAAGTTCTCAAGGATATTCTAAATGATGTAAACATATACTTTCAACCCGATGGAGTGTATATTGTGACACTTGATACAGCACGAACATCTCTAGTTGACATGTTTCTGTCAGCTGATAACTTCGAGGAATATCACTGTGATGAAGAAATCATTGCAGGTATAAATATTTCAAATACATTCAAACTTTTGAAAACAATTACAAATAATGATATACTCAAGTTTGAAATTAATTCAAAAGAGTGTATGGATATTGAAATTGTAAGTGAACTCAAAAAGTCAAGTACAAAATTTCAACTTAAACTTCTTGATATTAATGAAAGTCGTATCGAAGTACCAAATGTTGTGATGACGAGTGTTACGACACTCCCATCGGCAGACTTCCAACGCCTCTGTCGAGATATGTCAAATATCGGTACGGATATAGAGATCAGGAGATCTGGGTATAAACTCAATCTGAAATGTGAAGGCGATTTTGCCAATCAAGAAACTGAAATCGAATGCCCAGATGAAGCACCTGATATTGGCGGTGTTTATTCGTTACGGTACCTCAATATATTTACAAAGGCCACGAGTATGTGTGCGTCTGTGCAAATAATGCAGGAGGAGGGTAATCGTTTTTTGATTCTGCAGTACAATGTTGCCAACCTAGGTGAACTGAAGTTCTATCTCGCAACTAAGGTATCCGAAGATGAGCTGTAGAATCTTCGAGCGTCAATAAAAGTTTCTTCATACCCAGTGTGTTTAAAAGTAATAATTTGGGATACTCATCTTTGAGTGTCTTTCGTGTGTAATACAAAAAATCGACCAACTTTACGTCTTGTCCATGGAAATCATTCATCGGTCCCGCATATCTTCGTACCTTTTCAGTTATGTCTCGCACTGGTTTATCATCTTGATCAAGTAGCCACGCACGACTCAAAGGGATACTAAATCGTACATCATTAGACTTGGGCTCTGATGGCACATAATTGATGTCATTCGTAATCACTTTATATATTTTACCATTATACCAGTATTTGATTCGGAGTATGACATTGTCTACATTTTGAGGAATGATTGTGTGCCTGAAGTTCTTACCTGTTGCTAATACGTAAAACTCATGCATCACACCATCCCAATCCATGCTTTCTTCTCTCCAGAAGTCATCTTCGATGTCGTACTTTTTACGATAGTCAATCGTATATTCAAGTTCTTCTGAAATTATTCGATAGTCTTGAGGTGTTACAATTTTTTTGTAATAATACAGAACGCTACTTAAAAGTTTGAACAACATTCTTAACTATAATGGAAGGAAACTTTTTAAGTAGATATAACAATAAAATTGATTATTGGAATACTCTTATTGAGACTGATCCATCTAATAAAAAGAGGTACGAATCTGAAATGTCAGACTATATGATTCAATGTATGCCTTATATGAATCAATATACAGATGACACAGAAGAAGAGACAAATCGGAATAATGTATTTCAAGTCAAAGAGACGGTTGGACTCAAACGTAAGGATATATTTGTAGATTATCTCATAGATGTAGAAAATCGGAATATATCGCGACCAAAACAACGTACCGTGGAACAATGTACCAATTGTTCGTCGAGTAACATACTTCATTTCCACGATACAAGTGATTTGGTGTGTGACTCGTGTGGTTTAGTCATAGCTTCGATCATCAGTGAAGAGTTAACATACAGAGAGGAACAGGAGACATCCGAGAAGATTGTGAACTATTCATACAAACGAGAGAATCACTTCAATGAGTGGTTGTCCCAATTTCAAGCACAGGAGATGACAACTATACCAGACGAGGTCATGGAACAGTTGAGATCCGAATTGAAAAAGATGAAGATTAGAAAGTTAGATGAAATCACGCACGCGAAGATTCGAGGACTTCTCAAGAAATTGAGGTTGAATAAGTACTATGAGCACGTACCTTATATAACAAACATACTTAACGGTATAAAAGCCCCAAATATGCCACAGATGTTAGAAGAGAAACTACGTATCATGTTTAAGGATATCCAAAAACCTTTTGATGATAACTGTCCCTCAGAAAGAAAAAACTTTTTAAGTTATTCTTATGTACTCTATAAGTTTTGTGAACTTCTGGGTGAAGATGAATATCTCCAGTATTTCCCGTTACTTAAATCAAAGGAAAAGCTTTACCAGCAAGATGTCATATGGAAGAATATATGCAATGACCTTAAATGGGAATTCATACCAACAATATAATACTTTTTTGTCAGTTTAGTATATACCATGAACGCGTGCGACCCGGACGCGGATATAGAAAACCTCAGAAAGCTTATAAGGCTTAATACTGGGGTCAATATTAAACTCACAAAAGATGAAATTTGTCAAGCATATAATGAAATACAGGAAGGCAAATTACCTCTTCCACCTTTGGTTATGAGTTCGGACCGGACATACTTGGTTGACAAGAGATCACCACTTAGACCGATTGACTATGACCGTTTATTTGATTCAACTACAAAACGTGCAGATCTCAAGCGGATTGCTCGTAAAGTTGAGTTGAAAAATGTGGACAGCCTGACTAAGACTCAGATTGTTACAGCGATAGGTAAGCGACTTAGATATATGAAAGTACACGAGCCTGTCAAAATCGCCAAGCGGAAACGGGTTAGTGTGAACGTCAACACAGCAGTGAACAATTTCAATATGAATAACACAGCAGTGAACGTGAACACCAATCAGGTGAACACCAACCAGGTGAACACCAACCAGGTGAACACGAACAACCGCGTGAACAACACCACAGTGAACCGTGTGAACAACGTGAATCGTGTGAACACGAACAACCGGGTGAATACCAACCGGGTGAATACCAACCGGGTGAATACCAACCGGGTGAACACCAACCAGGTGAACACCACCCAAGTGAACACTAACCGGGTGAACACCAACAAGGTGAACCGCCCCAAGAATAAGAACTCAAGGGTATCATTCCCATCTGGTGGACTTTTTACAAAAGGTGGAAAGCCAAAGTTTCTTGGTGGAACTATAAACGCAGTGAAACAACCCACTGAAAAGAAAGGATTCTTTGCGAGTCTCTTTGGTAAAAAGGAAAGTAAGAATTTTATTCCCTCGAATAAGTTTAAAAATTCTAAACCGGGTTATGCTTTTAGAAAAGGAGATGAGGGATTGGGTTACTACAAAAACACTGGCGGTCTTCAAGGACCCCAGTTACCACCAATAAATGATACCAAACCAATCCCAGCTATCGTACCAAAAAATGAAGATTTTGCTCTTGACTTGGCTGTCGCCAGAGTCAAGCAACTTGGTCTCAAGAGAGAACAACAATTCCTTAACCAGATACAACTTGGCAAGGCTAAGAGGAAGGATATCGTAGCCCAAGCTGAGGCGGCAAAACAGGAAGAAAATCAATTCGCTTCATTCTTGGATGGATTGGATATTTCAAATACGAACAAGAATACCTTCAAGCGACGAATGGCTACCGATGACTTAAAACAGATTCAAGTTGAAGCGCAGATCAAGGCTGATGAGAAGGCCAATGTCATACGTTCAAACGAAGAAAAGATGAATATGTTCTTGAAGACAACTGGTCTTAGTAACGTAAACAAGACTTTATTCTTAAACAAGGCTCGTGTGGAGGGTTCAAATATTAATACTCTCATTGAAGAAGCCAGAAAACTCAACTCCAATGTTAAGGGTCAAAAACTTTCAAACAAACAGGATCAGTTCCGAACGATTCTTCAAAACTATAACAAGTTGAATGCCAGTGATAAAGAGATTCTCATTCAAACGGTGGATGAAAGTGCAAATGCGAATACTATGCGAAAAATGGCAGATGATTTCGTCAAGAAGAGAATGGAGGAAAAGAAGAATGCGACGGCACAGAATCTTCTCTCATTTTTGACACCCCTCGGGATTAACCAAAAAAACAAAGATGAATTTTTGCGTCGTTTCAGAAATGAAAATGTGACTATTAATTCAATCAGGACCGAAGCCCTCAAGCTCCAAGAGTCCAAGGGTTCTGCGAACATTGAAAATCTTCGAACAAAACTTAACACTCGCCTCGCTAATCTTGGTCTCAATCAAATCAATCAAAATGCCATTATGAAAAAGTTTAGCAACGGTAATCGTAATGTGAACAAATTGATTGACGAGGCTAAAGCTCTAAAGGCGCAGAAAGGTGCCACGAACCTTCAAGAGTCAAAGAGGGAGTACCGGGCATTCATAAATGAGTTACCAGGTCTCACAAATGAGGACAAGGCTGAACTCACAAAGACTAACGCCATGAACCGTAATCGGGCCAAGCAACTATCTAACAAACGCCTTGAACAGGTTAAGATTAATAGTAAACAGGGGTTTATTAATTTTATGTCTGGGTTAGGTATTACGAACCAATATCGAGACGAGCTACTTGGTAACTTTAACGCGAACCAAATGACAATGAATGCCCTCAAGAATAAGGCGACTAAAATTGCTCAAAAAATTAAGAATGATAAAAATTTGGAATTGAAGACTACACTTAATACGCGTCTTGGTGAACTTGGTCTCAACCAAGTGAACAAGAATGCCATCATGCGAAAGTTTACAAATGGTAATCGCAATGTTGAAAAGTTGATTCGAGAGGCTAAAGATCTCAAATCTACACGCAACGCGGAAAATATGAATACGAAACGAAACGAATATTCCGCATATCTCAATACTCTCCCAGGTCTCACAAATGAGGATAAGAAAGGTCTCCTCAACAATATGAACCGTAACAAGGCGAAGACACTCTCAAACAAACGAGTTGTCGACCAGAAGGAAAATGAGCGGACACAATTTGAAAAGTTCCTTGTGGAACTTGGTCTCAATAACGGTGACAGAGGTACAATGATGAATAAGTACAGCACTAATAGCCTCACGGTGAACGCACTTCAAAAGGTTGCGAAAGAGTTGAAGAATGTAAGAGTTCAAGAACAAAAGGCTGCGAACAAAAAGACCTTAATGGAATTCTTAGAAACTGCGAATATTTCTAAAAATACTAAGGCCAATATTGAGAAACGCTTCAATGCAAACGAAGCTAATCTTAAATCGCTTCAAAATGAAGTTAATAAGATGATCAAGAACGCTCAAAATGCGAAGCTCGCCAATAATAAAGCAAAGTTTACCTCAAATGTGAAGGGATCAATCCTTTCAAACACAAACAAGAATGCATTCATTCGTAGATTGAATGCTGAAAATGTCAACATCAATGGCTTGCGAAGTGATTTGAACGCGATGGTCACAAAAATGATTGAGACACAGCGTGGCAAAGATCGCGACGAGCTTGAGGAGTATATGAAGACTCAGGGATTGTCACCAGAAAATCAAAAGGTGGTTCTCAACAGGTTTAATGTAGATAACAAAGTTGCTTTGACAAATCTCAAACAAGAAGCGAATGCCATCTTGGCGTCACGCATCCAACAAAAGATAAACGCCAATACAGTCATACTCACAAACCATGGGTCACAACTTGGCCTCACCAACCAGGAAATAAAGAACCTCACGAACAAGTTGAACCGTGAAAAGTTGGAGTCATTGATGAATGAAGCCAATGCCATCGCTAGGAAGAAGGCTCAAAATAAAAAGAACGCACTCAACCTCGCGAAGTCCAAGTACATAAACGAGCTTGGTCTAAATGCCAACAACAAGCGAAATATCTTGAGCCAAAATCTCAACTTGAATGCCACCAAGAAATTGGCAAATCAAAGACTTCAAAATAAAATTGCTGAAAAGCGAGCTAAAAATGTGACAAAGTTGAAATTACATCTCAATGGGCTCAGCCTTAATAATGGGGAAAAGCAGAAATTTTACAACAACTTTAATAGGAATGTAAACTTGAACACAATTATGAAGAATGCCTCAAACTTTGCAGCTCAAAAGAAGGCTGGTATCAAGGCTGAGCAACTCGCGAACCTAAAACAGTTCTTGAATGAACAAGGTCTCAATGCGGGTGAACAAGAACCATTCCTCAATAAACTCAATAAAAATCAAGATGATCTCCCAGCGCTCAAGGTTGAAGCCAAAAATTTTGCCAACCAAAAGTTTAAGAATTTGAAAGCTCAAAAGAGGGGAGAACTCGTAAATGTTCTAAAAAATTTGAGTAACCTCACCCAAAACAATATAAATGGTATTCTTAAAAATTTTGATAATACCAATATGAATGCGGGTGTTCTCTCAAATAGAGCCAAAGAAATAAACAAGTCAAGAAAACAGGAAAAGTTTGCCCAAGATGAAGAAGAGTTCTACGCATACCTCAATACTCTCCAAAACCTGACACCCGAGAACAAAACAGAGATTACCTCAAAATTGAATGGATACTTTACAAACTGGAATTCTATCAAGCAGTTGGCGACGAATACAGCTGTTGGACGAGCTAAAGAGAGACGTGCTGCTGAAAAGGCTGATCTCAATAACTACATGTCAAATATGGGTTTCAACAATAATTCAAAGAGAATATTTTTCAAAAATCTTGATGATGGTAAAAATTTGAAGATGGTGAAAAGTGACGCCGCGGCATACAAAAAAGACTTGAATGCCAAACGCAAGGCTGTGGCTCGCAAGGGATTTTCAAACTTATTGAATACCCTCTACCTCAATCAATCCGACCGCAATGCATTGTTGGAGCAGTTCGGTGATGATACAACAGGTCTCAATCAACTTCAAAATAATGCCCGAGAGAGAGAGACAAAGACGATTGAGAGAAATAGGGGTAAATTGACTTTGTACCTCGCGGACGAATTGAAATTGAATGTCCCAGATGTCAACCTCTTATTGAAGAACTATAATGCTGAACCAAGAAGTCTCAATACTCTCCGAAATAGAGGGAGACAGCTGAAGAACGCACGAAACGAAGAAGAGCGTAAGGAGATTCGCAGACAGATTAAGGAATATCTCAATGGTCTCAAGTTGTTGAACAATAAAAACAAACAGAATATCATAAACAAGAATCTTCCATATAATAATGCCAAGTCTGCTGGCAATAAAATCCAAGAGTTCAAACAAATTGCGAAGAGGGGTGCTGAGCGCAACATTCTCACAAACGCCATCAAGAACCTTCCCAACAGCGATCAAAAGAACTTGTTGAATAAGTTCAACGAGCGAAATGTTACTCTAAACTCTATGCTGAATGAAGCGAAGGATCTCAAGGTGAAGAGGATCACCGAGAAACGAGCTCGTAATAGAACTGAACTCTACAACGCACTCAATGGTCTCAACCTAAATGTTACGGATAGAAATGCAATTATGAATATATTCAACAAGTCAAATAAGACTGTGAATGATCTCAAAAATGAAGCTGTAAAATTAAGAAATAAACGGGTTGCCCAAAAGCGTACTCAAAATCGTAGCGAGCTTGAGGCAATTCTCGACGGGACAAATCTCAATGCTTCAAATAAGACCAGTATTCTCAATATGTTTAACGCGAACAAGAATGCCACTTTGACATCTTTGAGAGCCACTATTGAGCAACTTTCAAAACAGCGTAAGATTGAAAAGCGCTTCGCTACCCGTTTGGAAGTTGAAAAGTATCTCCAGAAGATTGGCCTCTCCAATGCGAATACTAAAACGGTTCTCAATAAGTTTAATGCCGACAACAAAATTTCATTGAAAGATGCCAGTGACGAAGCGAATGCGATCCTTATTCAACGAGTGATGGAAAAGATGGCACAAAACAGAGAGAACCTCGTACAACATATGAATGGTCTCAATATCACGAACGCTAACCGAGCCGCTATTCTCAAAAACTTTGAGAGTGAAGCTGCGAATTTGAATACATTGAAGAAGAGAGCCACAAATATTAACGTTGCTGTAAAAACAAAGGCTGCGCAACGTCAAGAACTCTCAAACTACATCAACAGTTCGGGTATCAATGGTAAGGCATTCCTCAATAAGTTTAATAGTGGAGGATCAACCCTTAACAGTCTCAAGAAGGACGTAGACAAGGCAAAGGCACTGGCGAATGCACAATCTATCGCTACGAAGAAGGCTGAACTTGTCACTTTTATGAAAAACTTTAACATACCACAGTCAAATAAGAACTCATTTGTGAATACAGTGGGTCTCAATACAAACTTAAATACAATCAAACGAGGTATCAAAGAACTCAACGCAGCCATCAAGAATAGAAAGGAACAAGAAGCCAGGAATAGAGATGACTTCTCGGTGTTCCTGAATGGCCTCGAACTCACAAATAAGGAAAAGGGTAATCTCCTCAAGAATTATAACGCGGGTAAGACCAATAAGGACGCCATCAGAAACCGTGCACTCTCCATAAATGCCGCTGTCAAGGCAAAGGCTGCACAACGTCAAGAACTCTCAAACTACATCAACAGTTTGGGTATCAATGGTAAGGCACTCCTCAATAAGTTTAATAGTGGGCGATCAACTGCTGAAAAACTTAAGAAAGAGGCTGACAAAGCGAAAGCACTTCTGAATGCCAAGGCTGTCAACGCGAAGAAGGATGATCTTCGCGTGTATATGAAAAACACAAGATTGCCAAACACCAACAAACAATCATTCCTCAATCGCGTCGACGTCAATGCGAATATGAATGCGATCAAACGAGAAATCACTGAACTTAATAAAGTCTTAAAGTCGCGTAATGATGAATTTGCGCGCAAGAAGTCGGAACTTAGTGTGTACCTCAATGGTCTCAATAACTTGACTTCGAATCAAAGAACAATCCTATTGAAAAAGGTGACCAACGCAAATACCAATATTCAATCTCTAAAGAATGAGGGTAATGCGCTGAACAAGGGGGCTAAGAATAGACGCGCAGCCCAAGCAGCCGCGGAGGAGGAGAAGAAGCGTCAAGAAGCGGAAGCCAAAAAGCTTCAAGATGAAAAGAAACTTGAAAAGCATCTCAGAAGTCTCAAACATCTTACAAGTAAAGAGATGGAAGGATACATGACCAATTTCAAAAATGGTGAGGCTCGCATTGGTGATTTGATCGCGGTATCAAAAGCGAAGAATACCGACAATGAGAAGGACAAGGATGCTCTACGAAACTATGTGAGAAGGGCGACCATTCCACAAACCAAGAAGGATGTGTACCTCAAACAACTCAACGTACCTCACGTCAATGTGACACCAATCAAGGGTCTCGTAAATGCGAATACCGCTGCACAAAAAGTGGAACTTGAAAAGTTGATAAGAAATGCTGAAGCAAAGCTCAAACTGATTTCAGATATTACAGCGAATGAACGCGGTAGTTTCAAGATAAGACTCCGAAAAGAACCCATCAGTGATGTCCTTGGCGAAGCCGAAAAACTCAGTTCAAATAGAAAAGGTGCGAGAGCGGCTAAGAACAAACAAACCAAGAATGTCGCAGAGTCTTTGCGAGTTTTAACAACACTTACTCGCGAGAATCGCAAAAGATTTATGAATAGACTTCCACAGAATGGAGCTCAGAAGGTTGTTACGAGTGCGGTAGCTCTCAACAGCGAGAGGAAGAATGCCATAAGGAAGGCGGAGAGTAATAAGAAGATTGAAGACGAGAAACGTCGTTTAGAAGAAGAAGCTCAGAAGAGACGAAATATTGAAGAAGCGCGTTTAAAACAGGTCAGAAATCAGAAAATTAAGAATGTGGCGAGCACACTCCAAGGTCTGACCTCGTTGGAAAGAGAGAATCGTAAGAAGTTTATGAATAGAGTGGCAGGGGGTGAAAATGCTAATAAAGTCATCACCAACGCGGATAAGTTACAACGCAATCGTGTAGCGGCTGAGCGTGTGAAGCAGCAAAAGGCGGAGCAAGACAAGAAGGCACTTGAGGACAAAAGACGCCGTGAAGAAGAGGAAAAGAAGCGTGTGAATCAAGAAAAAGCTAAGGTTGCAAAATTGAAAAGTAATACCGCCCAAATGTTCCGAGGTATGAGTGGTCTTGAGCGTAAAAATAGAAAGGAATTTATGAATCGTTTAGAAAAAGGTGAAGACCCCGCGCGTGTACTTGCGAATGCAAAGGCGCGCGACGCGGCGAAGGGTTTCAGTTTCAATAAGAGACCCGCTGGTCAGGTGAAACCGATGACTACACAACAAAGGTTTAACACACCCAAGCCCGCGAGTGGTGTGGCGGCCGCCAAGAGTGAAATCTACGGTATGCGTGGTATGGGGGTAAAGAATCAGCAAAGTTTCATTCGACGCCTCGAGAAAGGGGAGAATGCCTCGCGTGTATTGAAAGACGCTCGGGCTCGAGCACAAAAAGTCGGGAGTCAAGTCTCAAAAACAAAACAACAATTACAATATAATGCGAAGGTCAGAAATGTGGTAAGAAGATTATAAATCTTGTATACTATAAAATGAAGGTCAAAGTTATTATTCCAATCCGGTCAAACAGTAAACTCAGTATGCATGGATACTCCGACGTGCGCGAAAAGTCCGAACTCGCGAGACATCGCGCGCTCGCGAAGGTCATCAAGGCGGGTGAACCACCCCTCGGTCTCTTTAGGCGCCTCAATGTTTTGATGATTCTCTTCAAGCGCACAGACCCCAAGCTCTCCAAGATTTTCAAGAAGGATCGTGACTGGGTCAAAGAAAAATATATGTAAATACAAATGTCCATACTCTACAGACGATTGCGAATCCGTGAAGTGATGCCAGAGCCAGAGCCCATTCGTGAAGCGGAGCCTGAGCCCGAGCCCGAGCCAGAGCCAGTCCCCGAACCAGAAAAGAAAGGTAAATTGGGTTACATACTCATGGGTGTCATGTGTTTGATATTAAAGATATAAAGCAATTTTCATGTAATGGAAAATTGTGATGTATGTTGTGAAAAGTTCAACAAAATAAA